AAGTTCCTCGTTGACCTTGCCAAAGTAGGCTGTCAATTGCCGCATCATCTCGGCCCGTTCGTTGGCCGCCCCGCCGAGGGCGACCCTTCCGGCGTTGACCGTTTTGGACTCGGCCCCGAACGGGGCGAAAAAGGCGGAGACAAACGACCGGAGACCGTCTAACTCCTCGTTCCAAACCTTGTCGCCGACCTTTTTGGCGAACTCGATCGGGGAGGCCAATTGCCCAAGGCGGCCCAAGGTGGTGTCGGCCTCGGCCCGTTTGGCCTTTGCGTCCGACCCCTGGAGGGAGGCGGCGATCGCCTGGGCCCCCTGAAAACCGGTGATCCGGCCCGCCTTGAGCATTCGCTCCGCCTGGTCGGCGGTCGTCCCGATCGCCTTCCCCAAGTCGTCATAGGCGTTGACACCCTTGGAACGGAGTTTGTCGAACAGGTCCGCCGAGGCGACCATTTGACCGTTGAGGGCGGCGACACCCCCGGAGATCTCGGCGACCCCCTTCCCGTTCCCGCCGAACAACCAATCCAACTCGGCCCCGCCCTGGAGGATCTCCAGGGACTTCCCCAGGCCGAAACCGGCCCCGGCGAGTTTTTCCATCGAGGCGGCCAGGGACTCGACATTGGTCCCGGTCTTCCCGGAGATCTCGGACAACCCCGCCAGGATCTCCTCTCCCCTGGAAAGGTTGCCATACATGGCCCCCAGGGACTTCCCCAGCTTGTCCGCCTGGTCGGCGAACCTGGCGAACTCCCCGGCGGTTTCCAGGGCCTTGGTTGCCAACCAGGTGAAGGCCCCGGCAACGGCGGCCTTTCCAAAGTTGGCGACCGTTTTCCCGAGAGAGTCCACCTTGTCGCCAAGTTTCCCGAGTCCGGACATCGCCTTTTCGGCGTTGATCCCGACATCAATCGACAAGGTCGAGACATTCTCAGCCATTGGACTTGGCCCTCGGTTCGAGTTTCCCGCCCCAGGACACCAGGAGGGCCCGGAGTTTTTCCGGGTCCTGGATCCCGTCCCCGCCGGTCGCCTGGCCTTTCCACCAGGGGAGGCGTATCCCCTCGATCATTTTTCGGGGATCGGAGGCCGAGGGGGCGGCGATCATATACGAAAACCCCATGGTCGCCAGGACATCCTCCCGGTACGGTCCCCAGGGCTCGACACCCCGGAGGGCCAACCATTCGGCCAACTCGCCCGCCCCCATCCGGTCCGACAGTTCGGCGACTGTCATCCCCAGGTGTCCCGCCAGGGCGAAGACCGCCCGCCGGATGGGCGACCTCAGTTTTTTTCGACGGTCTCCTGGGCCATCCCGTTAAGTTCAAAAACGGCGGCCTGGACCTTCTCGAAGTCGCCCCGGGTCAACGAGTCGCCGAGGGTCCCGACCTCCTCGTCCTTGAACAACCTTTTCCCGTCCTGGCCGACGATCGACCTGGCGAAAAGCCAAAGGATCAAACCGGACTTTTCGGCGGTCGAGGAGGCCGAGGACGACCGTTGGCCGAACTCCAAAAACTCCCCGGCCGAAAGTTCTCGGACCACCACCTCCCCGCCGAGGTCGGGAAGTGTGATGGTCCGATTTTTCAACCTTGCGAAAGGTTGAAAGTTTTCCCTCGATAACATTAACCACCCCCGCGGTCTCTTATTAGTCAACCTGGAAACCGACCTCGTAACTCAAAACATTGTCGTCGTTGGCGATCGACGGGGTCCCGACCGAGGAGAGGTATCCCTCGAACGAGACAAGGGGGGTCGTGTCGTCGAAAACGGCGGTCGCCCCCTGGATGTCTACCGTGATCTTGTACTTTTTCCGGCCCTGGAGTTTCGACCGAAAGTCGGTGAGTTGGTTGGTCGCCGGGGCGGTGTCGTTCGCCGTAAAAGTGAACTGGACGGTCCCCTTGTCCAGGCGGGCCGGTCGGCGGCGAATGTATGTATCCGCAAGGGAGGTGACATCCGAAAAGGACATCGTCCAGGAGTTTCCGGTAATTGCCCGGAGGTTGTCCAAGGTTGTGGCGGCCCCGTAGGTCCCGCTCCCCGGGGTGGTTTCCTCGGCGATCTTGGCGATCGTTCCGGTCGAAAATAGGGGGTTTGGCATTGGTCAAAACTCCAAAGGGTGTCAAAGGAAACGGAAGGCCCCGGAAAAACTCATTCGGACTTGGCGGACCGACTCGTCCGAACCGTCGAGGATGATCTCCGAAACTTGGCCCGAGGTTGTAACCCGCCACCAGAAAACCTTGATCTCGGAAACCGACGACCAAGTCCCCGGCCCGGTCTTTTCCAGGATCCAGCGAAAGGCCTCCTCGCATTGGGCAACGGTCCTGGCGGTGACCGTCAGGTCGAAGGACTCAGTCTTATAAATTGACATCCCGGCCAAGTCGAACTGATCGGCGACCTCGACCCCGGAATAAACCCCGAAGGTTGTCGAGGCGACCGAGGCGGGGGCGATCTCGGCGAAAATCCCCCCGGGGATCTTGGTCGAGAAACCAGAAACCCCGACCAGGTATTGGCGGAAGGCCTTCGCCAGGGACATTAGACCGACCTCCCGTTGGGTAGCATTCCCCGTTTTTTCCAATGCTTTTCGATCTCAACCTTGAGGACCCCGCCCGCCAGGGTTTTTGCCTGGTGTTTTGTTTCCCGGAGGGCCGGGGACATATAAGGGCGGGGCTGGACAAAACCGACCGTTTTTCCCCGGATTTTCAGGACATGGCCCTTTTCAACGAGGTGGGCGTATCGGGTCGGGTCCGACATCACGATCCGGTTGTTGAACGGGTTCCAGGCGACGATCTTAAGGTGGCGGTGGCCGATATATCCGTTGACCTTCCCGGATCCCCGGGACTTCCATTTGGTGTTCCCCTTGGAGTCGGTGACCTGGAAAGATTGTTTCTTTCCGACGACGATCTTGGTCGTGATCGACCGCCGGAGGGCCCCGGTCCGACCCAGGATTAGGAAAGCATTTTCCAGGCCTTTTTTTCCCCGATATTTGGGGTCCATTCGGTGTAAGTGAAAAAGTCCCCGTTCGTCGTTGTCCTTGGGCCCGCCCCAGGTCGAATAGCCGATCGAGTTCCCACCTTTGGCGAAGGCCGCCATCCGGTCGGTTTTGCCCTTCGCCTTCGAGGCGGAAGACCGCCAGACATTCTTTTTGACCGCCGCTTGGATCGGTTTGACGGCGGCCCGGATCGCCTTTTTGAGGATGGCGGTTTTGCTCCCCTGGATCGCCGCCAGGTTTTCGAGGAGTTGCTGGTCGCCCGACAGGGACAAGGAAAAGTCTTGTCTCATTGGATCGGGACCTCTTCGGTACAAGTAAGGACTATTTCCTCCCGGGGTTTTTCCGGGTTTCGCTCGACCGAGGAAACCACCAGGTCCCGGCCCTTAAACCGGACCCGCCAGGTTTCCTGGACCTGGGCAAGTTCGGAACAATCCCGGACCGTGACGGTATGCGAAAAAGTGACCTGGCCCCGGCCGACGATCGCCTGGGTCCCGCCGCCATTCCCGGCGACAAAGGCCCAGGCCTGGAAGTGTTCGGCAAAAGAGAGGGACTCCTGGCCGAAACTGTCAACGGTCCGGGTCGGTTTGAGAAGGGCGACCCGGTGACGGTATTGGCCCGCCGATCTCATTTGTATTCTCCCGAGTCCCAAAGGCGGAGGATATTCTCGACGGCGAACGGGATCGGGAGCCCGGTTTCCTGGGAGGCCGCCTCCCGGTTTTGATACCAATGCCCGACGAGAAGTAGGATCGCTTGTTTCAACGGACGGGGGACCAAGGCCCCGTCCGAACCATAACCGGCGTTGTATTCCACCTCGACCGGCAGGGGCCGCCAGGTTGTGACAAAGGGCCAGTTCCAGGCGTTGTACAGGCGAAGGGTTGGCGGGTTGCCCGAGGCGGCGAGAAAGTCCTCGTCCGTTTGGTCAACCAGGGTGACAACCTCGTTGGTCGTCCCGTTCCAATAACGGATGACCGGCGACGATAGGCTTTTGTTTGCGTTGGCGGAAAGGATGATCGGACGGCGGGGGAGTTCGATGTCTCCCCCGTCCGCCGGAAAATCATCCATCCGATAACGCCAACGAGTCGAGACCAGGGAGAGGCGGGTTTGTTCCTCGATGTATTCCCTGGCGGTCGTGATGAGGGAACCGACGAGGGTATCCTCGTCGGTTGTGTCGATCCTCAAATGGGCCTTGGCCTCGGCCAGGGTGACCGGTTCGACAGTCGGCCCCGAGACCCGCTCCAAAACAGGCATCATGCCCCCTTGGATTTGGTCGCCTTGGGTTGGGCCTTTTTGGTTTCCTCGTCGGCCGCCTTGGGTTGCTCAACCTCTTCCGCCTTGGGTTGCTCGACAACCTGGGCCGGTTGGACATCCGCCGGAACGGCGACCTTTGCCTCGATTAACTCGGCGGCGATCTCTTCCGACTCGCACTCGAAAAGGTCGCCGGTTTGCCAACTTCTCTCGGTGTTGGCGGCCGACTCGATCATTTTGACATAAACAGGCATGGTCAAAACCTCCGGGAAAAACGGGGCGGGCCTGGAAGACCCGCCCCGGGGGTTTTCTTACTGGTGGAACTTGATGGCGTTTGTGTTGATGATCGCCGAGTCCGACCTGGCAATCGCCAGGAAACCAGTCTGGGAAAATTCGAAATACCGTTCCATCGACTGCATGATCTCGATCTCGGCGACATCCCGGATCCAGAACTGGGAAAAGTCTCCAAATATGACATTCTTTCCCGTTCCGATATTGGCGATCGAGTTGTTGATGATGACCGGATAGGAAAACAAACGGGTCGGGGCCCCGTCAGTCCGGTAATCGGTGTTAAAAATCGGCTCCCCGCTGGTCGCATAACGCAACTTTCGGAGGGCGATCAAGGAGGCATCATTCATCATAAAGGCGGCGTTTTGCCGATAGGCGGGATCGACCGCCCCGATCAAGTTCAAAAGAGGATCAACGGTGAAAACGCCACCCACCGAGGAAACCCCGGCGGTTGTACCGAACACAATGCCTTGCGGCATTTGCCCGCCAACCCCGTTTGTAAAGTGATCGAGCTGGATTCGCCCGATCCTTTCGCCCAGGGCGGTCCCCACCACCTCGGAGATATTAACCGCCGAGTCGGCGAGGA